AAAACTTATAATTCGATTACTGGAAAAGGAAACTAATATGGCTATAGGCGCACCTTCAGAGTCTCCAGCTATTGTCGTCAAAGAAGTTGACCTAACAGGTGGTGTACCTAACGTACAGTCAACTACAGGCGCATTTGCAGGAGAATTCCGCTGGGGTCCAGCTGAAACAGCAACACTAATCTCTAACGAGGCACAGCTTGCTGAAACATTTGGAGCACCTAGCGACAGCTATGCAGTAGACTTTTTGTCTGCAGCATACTTTTTAAAATACGCCAATGCATTACAGACAGTTAGAGTTGTTGACGCAGCTGCATTAAACGCATGCGATAGTAGCGCTGCTGCAACTCAGATTAAAACTTCTGATGCATGGGATAACGGAACATTTTCGACAGGCAACGTTTTTGCAAAATGGCCTGGCGAGTTTGGTAACTCACTTCAAGTTGTTTGGTCAGACGCTACAAACTGGGCTAGCTGGTCTAGCACATACTCTGATCAGTTTGATGGCGCTCCAACAGGAGAAGAGCATCACGTACTTGTACTTGACCAAGATGGTGTAATCACAGGAACAGCAGGTACTGTTCTAGAAAGATTCCCATATGTGTCAGCTACAACTTCAGCAACAAATGCTGATGGTTCAAGCAACTATATGAAAGATGTTATCAATAGACAATCAGAATATATTTGGATGAATAATGTTGTTGATTCAACTGGTAGCTATTCACTATCAGGTGGTGTTAACAGTTCTGCTGGTTTATCAAACTATCTAACAGGTTTTGATGCATTCGAAGATAAAGATACTGTACAAGTTGATTTCTTGATTGCACCTCAAGCAGATTCTGGAGATGCACTATCAACACTGGTCAATGACCTTGTGACGACAGCAGGCACAACACGTAAGGATTGTGTTGTTGTAACATCACCAGCTAGAGATACAGTTGTAGGTGTAACTGATCCTGTAACAACAACAGTATCTGATGCAGGTAACTTGACATACAGCTCATACCTGTTTATGGACAACAACTACTTGAAAGTTTACGACAAGTATAACGACAAGTATGTAAACATTCCAGCTGCATCATCTACAGCAGGTATTATGGCTGCTTCAGATGCAAATGCTGCTCCATGGTTCTCACCAGCAGGTTCTCGTCGTGGTGCATACAACGGTGTAACATCTCTTGCATACACACCAACAAAAGCACAAAGAGACACTCTATACAAAGCAGGCATCAACCCAGTAGCAAATCTACCAGGACAAGGTGTACTACTTTATGGTGATAAAACACACATGAACAGACCAAGTGCATTTGATCGTATCAATGTTCGTCGTCTATTCAACGTGATCGAAAGAGCAGTCGCTATTGCAGCTAGAAACACATTGTTTGAACTGAACGATGAATTCACAAGAGCTGAATTTGTAAACATCGTAGAACCATTCCTAAGAGAGATCAAAGGACGTCGTGGTATCACAGACTTTAGAGTCGTATGCGATGAAACAAATAACACTGCAGCAATTATTGATAGAAACGAATTTGTGGCTAATATCTTTATTAAGCCTGCACGTTCTATCAACTACATCACTCTAAACTTTGTAGCAGTCAGATCTGGTGTTGACTTCGAAGAAGTCGCTGGAAGACAGGTATAAGGAGATAGAAGATGGCAGTATTAGGCGTCGATGATTTTAAAGCAAAACTACGTGGTGGTGGTGCTCGTCCTAATTTATTTAAGGCGACAATCAACTTCCCAGGTTATGCAAATGGCGATGTAGAACTAACATCGTTCTTGTGTGAAGCAGCTCAATTGCCTGCTTCTACAATGGGTACAATTATTGTTCCTTTCCGTGGTCGTCAGTTAAAGATGGCAGGTGATCGTACATTTGATGTGTGGACACCGACTATCATTAACGATACAGACTTCAATGTTCGTGACGCAATGGAGCGTTGGATGAACGGTATGAATGCACATAGTGCAAATACTGGTCTAACAAATCCAGTCGATTACGAAGCAGACCTAGTTGTCGAGCAAATTGACAAAGATGGTTCTACGTTGAAGACTTACAACTTCCGTGGTTGTTTCCCAACAGCAATCTCACCAATTGATCTAAGCTACGGCTTGGAGAACGAAATTGAGAGATTCTCTGTTGAATTCCAAGTACAATACTGGGAAGCAGCAACCACTTCGTAACCACTATAAATACTTTGAGGGGCTATCTTGGCCCCTCTTAATTTAACTTTAGGAATTACTATGGCTGAAGATAGCGGACTTAGATTATTTGGTTTTGAAATAAAACGTGCTAAAGATAAGAATGCAGAGAAGATGCAGTCTATCGTGCCTCCTGTTGATCAGGATGGTGCTGGTTACGTTACCGCAGCTGGCGCTCACTATGGAACTTATGTTAACCTTGGTGAAGGCGACCATGCAAAAGACAACTTGCAAAACATTAGACAATACCGAGCAGTTGCAACTCATCCAGAAGTAGATGCAGCAATTGAGGATATTGTAAACGAGAGTATTGTTGCTAACGAGAATCAATCTCCAGTCACACTTATTTTAGATCATGTTGAAGGTCTTAGCGATCAATTAAAGAAAGCAATGACAGAAGAGTTTGATAGTATCTGTTCAATGCTTCAATTTACAGAACTTGGCCATGATATCTTTAGACGTTGGTATATTGATGGAAGAATTTATCATCATTTAGTTGTTGATGAAAAGAATCTCAAAGCAGGTATTCAAGAGATTCGTCCTATTGACTCTACAAAGGTTCGTAAGGTAAAAGAAGTACAAAAGAAAAAAGATCCAGCTACTGGTGCTTCTCTTATTGAAAAGGTAAATGAGTTTTACATCTACCAGGAAAAGCCTGGTGGAATGACTCAAGGTATCAAACTATCTAATGATTCGGTATCTTATGTAACATCTGGTTTGTTAGATATTGATCGTAAAAGAGTTGTATCACATCTTCACAAAGCTCTAAAACCAATCAACCAATTGCGTATGATGGAAGACTCTCTAGTTATTTACAGACTATCGAGAGCACCTGAAAGACGTATCTTCTATATTGATGTTGGTAACTTACCTCGCGGTAAAGCTGAAACATATATGAAAGACATTATGGCTCGTTACCGTAACAAACTGGTATACGATGCTGACACAGGTAAGATTAGAGATGACCGCAAGCATATGTCAATGCTTGAAGACTTTTGGCTTCCTCGTAGAGAGGGCGGGCGTGGTACCGAGATCTCCACCTTGCCTGGAGGTGAAAACCTCGGCCAAATTGATGATATCATCTACTTCCAAAAACGTCTATATAGATCGTTGAATGTTCCTATCAATAGACTAGAGCAAGAGGCTCAGTTCTCGTTAGGTCGTTCTACAGAGATCAATAGAGATGAAGTAAAGTTTCAGAAGTTTATCGATCGTCTAAGAAAACGCTTCTCAATGTTGTTTACAGAGATCCTAAAGAAACAACTAATCATGAAAGCAATTATTACTGAAGAAGATTGGAAAGAATGGCAACAGGATATTATTGTTGACTTTGTTCGTGATAACCACTTCTCAGAATTAAAAGATGCAGAGCTTCTACAGAACAGATTACAGACACTAGATACAATGCAACAGTATGTTGGTGAATTCTTCTCAAAAGAATATGTAATGAAGAATGTATTACAACTAGATGATAACGACATCGAAGATATGAAGAAACAGATCGAGCAGGAAAAAGCTGCTGGCGAAATTCCAGATGATGAACAAGGAGATGAAGATGGAAATTGAAGATCTAATTAACAGTGTAGTAGACCAAGACTTTAGTAAGGCTGCTCCTACATTTGCCGAAATTATGAGAGATAAGATGGATGATGCTCTTGAGCAAGAAAAGATTGCACAAGCGGATCAGATCTTTAATGGCCATGAGCCAGATGAAGAAGAATCAATGGAAGATGATGATGATATCTCTGATGAAGAGCTAGACGATGCTATCGATGAGACAGAAGAAGAATTATAATAATAAATTATGTACAACATAGTTATTAACCGGCCTGAGTGTTTAGTAGTAGATAATTTTTTATCAGATAGTGATTGGGAAAAGTTATATAATCAAGTACAGATCGATAGTTGGAGTAAAGTAAACAACGCTAGTGATAAGTATTGGCATTTGACTGATGGGGATGCATATAAGACACAAAGACTTATATCAAAGAATTTTCCATTTAAAAATAATTATGATATTTGGTTTCACAGATTTAATAAATTATTAGCAACAGACATAGTTAAAAAATTTGTTGGTGAAATTGTTGGATATAGTTGTAGAGGATTTGCGTATCCTGTTGGAGGTAAGAATCCTTGGCACGATGATATGGGAGTTATGACATACGCTTTTTATCTACACAAAAAGTGGCAAATAAATTGGGATGGTACATTATTAATTATACCAAAAAACAGTATTAAATATAGTCAGTTGTTGGATGTAGATAAAGATAGTAAAAGTTTGGATGAATACTCTAAAGCTAATACTCCAATGGAAATGTTTAGTCAAGAGGAAAAATATAAAGAAATTATAGATCATGGAACTGGTTTTTTTGTGAGTCCTAAACCTAACAGACTTGTTATAATTAATAAGGATGTGGTACATGGAATAAATAGAGTCGATCCAGACGCAGGTGAAAATGTTAGATTATCGATTGGTGGAGGAATAATACCTTCAGATTATAAAGGACCTATTAATTTTCAAGGGGTGGATAATAATATTTCACCAAAAAAACAATAATTATAAATAAAAGTTAGAACGAAAATGACAAAGACATTCAGAAGTATCAGAGAGCTAGCCGGAAGGCATCCATCAGGGGAGATGGTCTTTAATAAAAAGATTAATCGTATCCCTGTGATGATACATAAAGAAAGAAATGGATTTGTCGTATACATCGATGGTGACAGACTTGATGCCTATAAGACACAGCGTGAAGCTGAAAAGATGGCAAAAGAGTTTGTTAAACAATATAAGGGTTAACTGATGAAGCTAATTACAGAATATACTGAAACAGATGTTCAGTGCATTGTAGAAAAGAAAGAAGATGGTTCTAAGTCTCATGTGATTGAGGGCATCTTTGCTATGGCTGAATCAAAGAACCGAAACGGACGTATCTATCCAAAAGGCATTATGGAAAATGCTGTTAATAAATACGTCGATGAACAAGTTTCCAAGGACAGAGCGGTAGGGGAATTAAACCACCCTGATGGACCAACTGTTAACTTGGATAAAGTTTCTCATAAGATTACAGACCTTTCTATGGAAGGAAATAATGTTATGGGAAAGGCACGAATTTTGGATACTCCAATGGGCAATATTGTTAAAGGTTTGCTTGAGGGTGGTGTTCAACTAGGTGTCTCAACTCGTGGTATGGGTAGCCTTGAGCAACGTAACGGAACTATGTACGTCAAAGATGACTTTATGCTTAATACGGTTGATATCGTACAAGATCCATCTGCACCAAATGCTTTTGTTAATGGAATAATGGAAGGTGTTGAGTGGGTCTGGAATAATGGCATCATTGAAGCTCAAGAAATTGAAAAAATAGAGACTGAAATTAAACGTGCTCCGCGTGCGGATCTATATGAAACGCAGGTTCGTGAGTATAAGAATTTGCTCTCGTTACTGAAAACACAGCAATATTAAGGAGTCTAACATGACTGATCAAGTAAAAGATCAAGAAGTTGAGCTCG